CTATCCATGGTTTGCACCAGCTGGTGTACGCCGTGGTCTAGTAGACAACGCTACAGACATTGGTTACATTGATGCTGACACTGGTGAATTCCAACGTAACGGTATCAGCCAAGGTATGCGTGATGTTATGTACGCAAACAACGTTAACCCAATCACTATTTTACCTGGTGTTGGCTTAGTTGTCTGGGGTCAGAAGACACGTAACCCAATTACAAGCGCAATGGATCGTGTAAACGTTGCACGTTTAGTTAACTACTTACGTACAATTTTTGCAACTACTGGTAACGCATTCTTGTTTGAACCAAACGATAAGATTACACGTGACCAGATTAAGCGTATCATCGAAGGTGCGCTAAACGACTTGGTTGCTAAACGCGGTATTACTGACTACCTAGTAGTTTGTGACACAAGCAACAACACACCAAATCGTGTGGCAAACAACGAACTATACGTTGATATCGCTATCGAGCCAATGAAAGATGTTGAGTTTATTTACATCCCAATCCGCTTGATGAACCCAGGTGCTATTGCAACTATGGGCTAATTAACTACTTGAATAATGCGGGCTAACCCCCGCATTATTTGGTAACGTGATTAGGTAAATAACAGTAACAGGAGAAAATATAAAATGGCAATTACAGCATCATTAGCAAACTTTACAGTACCAACTGGCGGTACTTCAGGCACTTTGCTGATGCCAAAATTAAAGTATCGCTTCCGTGCAATATTTGTAAACTTTGGTTCTAGCAAAGGTGATGTAGTTGAACTTACAAAGCAAGTAGTTGATATCAAGCGTCCTAGTGTTAACTTTAACCCATTTGCTCTTGATGTTTATAACAGCAAAGTTTATCTACAAGGCAAACCAGAATGG